TATACTCTCGTACCCTCTTCTGCGGGTAACGACGAGTTCACGCTCGCTTACACCTAACCTGCATGGCATTCGTTTTCAAGAAGACTGCTTCTTACAAGTGGCAAGTCACGGTGGAGACACCCATTGACGGCGGCAAGTTTGAAAAACAAACGTTTGACGCAGTCTTCAAGAAGATGAGCCGTTCCGCCTTCAATGATTTGGTTGATAAGGGCGATGACGCCTTAATCGATTCAATCCTTGAAGGTTGGGACGGCATTGCCGATGAAAGCGGTAAGGAAATTCCCTTTACCGCTAAAGCCAAAAAGGAATTGATGGATGACCCGTACGTGGTCCGCGCATTGATTACGGCTTACGCGGACAGCATCACTGGGGCGCCCGCAAAAAACTAAAAGACGCCGCCCGTTACTACTGCGGTGTTGGCGATGACGACGAAGAAAGTGAAGATGACCTCAAAGCGCTAGGTCTGACTCCTGAAGCGATTGCTGATCTTGCCGCGAAAAAGCGTGAGCAAGATTTTGAGGTTTGGGAGGAAAACTGGGAAATAGTCATTATGTTCATGCGCATGGCTACGCAATGGACGGTGGGCATGGCTGGTGCTGTCGGCCTGCACTACCCGAGTCTGGAATGGCTCTGTAAGCTGTATGCAGTAAAGGATCCTGTTGCCATTTTTGAGGGCATACAGGTTATGGAACTGACCGTTCTAGCCACCATGAAAGCGAGCCAGAAATGAGCCAGGTCACCAAGCTTATTGTTCGCATTCAGGAGCAGGGCGGTGAACAGCTGAAAAAGCTGGAATCCAACCTGCAAAACGTTGGCAAGCAAGCGACTGCTACAAATATTAATTTCAAACAGCTCAATACTGAGCTGAAGACTGTTTACGCTCAATCAACACAAAGCATTAATTCGCTAAAAGCCTTTTCGGCTGCATTTCGTGAGGTAGCTAATAACACTGACGTAACAAGTCAGGAGTTTTTTGAGGCAAAAACTCAGGCAGATTTGCTTGACCAGCGGCTTTTAAAGCTTACTCAAACCAACAAAAGTGTTGCAGACAGTTTTGACCGAGTAGGCAGAAGTGCTAAGCAGGCGGCATCACAAGTACGAACTTCGACCGGGTTAATTCGTGACCCTTTGACAGGTGCATATCGGGGCACTCCGGGTGTTACTCAATACGACTTGCCAATTGGACCGCAACCTAGAGCTGCTGGACGTGGCTTGGGTGCTTTTTTGGCTAAACGTGGGTTGGGAGGAGTCGGCGGCGCTGCTCGGATTGCAGGTGGTGTTGCATCGGGTGCTGTTTTTGGTGGTGCCGCAGGTGCTGGCGGCGCTTTGCTTGGTGCTCTTGGTGGACCAGCTGGAATTGTTGCTGGTGCAACTATTGGTGCGGTTGCTGGCCAGTTGCAAGAAATTACTGGAGCAACAGCGACTTACGCAGCTGAATTGCAAAAGCAACGAATTGCCCTTGCCGGTCTAACCACAGACTATGGCGAATATCAAAAGGCATTGGGAATTGTTGAAAAATTATCCAATCAATTTGCTATCCCTCAGGAATTAATCACGCGCCAATTTACAAAACTATCGGCTTCTGTAATAGGCGCTGGCGGAACCCTTAAAGACGCAGAAGAAGCTTTTGTTGGCGTTGCCGCTGGAATTAGAGGCACTGGAGGCGGTTTAAACGATCTAGATGCCGCCTTGACTGCTACAGCACAAGTTTTTAGCAAAGGCAAAGTTTCAGCTGAAGAGCTTCGCCAACAGATTGGTGAACGTTTGCCCGGTGCGTTTACTTTGTTTGCAGAGTCATTAAACATGACTCCTGCAGAACTTGACAAAGCGCTTGAGCAAGGCAAGGTCAGCTTGCAGGATTTTCAAGCTTTTAGCGCAAAGCTTTTTAAGAGATTCGGCAAGTCGGCTGAAGCTATTGTCAATAGTCCTGCCGCCGCTGGTGATCGTTTACAAGTCCAGCTCAGTAAATTGAGTGAAAACGTTGGTAAGCTTCTTGCTCCAATTGGTGCTGCTTTTCAGGATGTATTTACAAATATCATCAAATTGATTAATGGCGCAATCTCGGCATTAAATCGGCTGTTCAAAATTGACTTGTCTGGAGAGGTTGAAAATCTAACTGCACAAATTGAAAAACAAGAGGCCGCAGTTGAATCGGCTAGAAATAGTCGTGAAAGGCAGCAGCGTTTGCGTACACTTCAAAATCTGAGAGCTGATTTAAAGCAGGCTACGCAACAACGCAGCTTGTATCAATTCCGAACCGACAAAGATTCACCCACTGGGCTGCCTGGTGCAGATACGTCTGCTGGTGCAGAGAACAAGCGCAAGAAAATCAAAGACATTACAGATGCAGAACTGCTTTTGTACATACAAATTGATAAAGCTCTAGAAGATAGAAACAAATTGCAAGCAATATTTCTCAAGGGAACGCTTGATACGCTTAAAGCCGAAAACGATTTGCGTGCCGGTGATATTGGCAAGAACGAAGCTGAAAGACAGCGACTTCAAGCTCGCCGTCAAGTACTTGATGCAATCCAACAAGAACGTGACGCGATTAACGAAATTAGCAAAAGAGTGGAAGAGCAAAGGATTAACGATAAACAAGCTCTTCTTGACCTTCAAATTCAATATGGCTTGGTAAACCAGAAAAAAGCCGAGGAACTTCAGTTCGATAATCAAATCGCAAAGTTAAGAGAAACTTTCAAGGATTCACTGTTGAAAGATGAGCTTGAGGAACTTATTGAGCGATTAAAGGCCGCTCGTGAGGTTTCTAAGAGCTTTGGCGGTGAATTAAGCCAATCATTTGCAAACATCATCAAAGCTTCTGGCGATCTAGCTCAAAACCTTGGCAGCACTCTTGGCAATGCCTTCTTGGGATTGGGCGATCAGCTGGCAGATTTTGTGACTACAGGCAAGCTTGCATTTAATGATTTTGCCCGTTCGGTCTTAAGTGATTTGAGCAAAATTTTTATTCGTTTTGCAATGTTTGAGGCGTTAAAAGCAGTCGTACCAAGCGGAAGTTCTTTCGCTAAATTCCTTGGTTTTGCCAACGGCGGCATTATGACCGCTAACGGTCCGCTTGACCTAAAGCGTTACGCAACGGGTGGCATCGCTAACAGCCCTCAACTCGCAATGTTTGGCGAGGGCAGCACACCCGAGGCTTATGTGCCACTGCCTGATGGCCGCAGCATCCCCGTAACCATGAAAAACGGTGCTGCAGGGCAAACCAACGTCACTGTCAACGTTGACGCCAAGGGCACCACTACACAAGGCGATGGCGGACGTGCTGAAGCTCTTGGCAAAGCAGTGTCACAAGCGGTGCAAGCTGAGATAATCAAACAGAAGCGACCTGGCGGTCTTCTCAGCTAACGGCCATGGCAACGTTCACATACATTCCAGACTTTGACGCTTCTGAAGCAAGGCGTCCAAATGTAAGGCGTGTTCAATTTGGCGATGGATATGAGCAACGCTTGGCATACGGTTTAAACACGCAACCTGCCGAATGGCGTTTGACTTTTAAAAATCGAACCGATACTGAGCGAGACAATATCCAGAGCTTTCTGGAGGCTCGTGGTGCAACTGAATCCTTTGATTGGACACCGCCTGGTGGTTCTTCTGCCAAGTGGGTATGCGAAGAGTGGACGACAACATTGATTGCGGCAAATATCAATACGATTCAAGCCAACTTCCGCCAAGTATTTGAACCCTGATGGCTTATACCGCTTGGCAAGCTAGTAACGCATATGCCCTCGGTGACGTTGTACGCGCCACGACGCAACAGGGCACCGGTTTTGTCTTTCGCTGCATTGTTGCTGGTACGTCAGCTGCAACAGAGCCAAGTTGGCCAAAGGTTTTATACAAAACCAAAACTGATGTCATCACGGAAAACGACGAGGGCTATGTCGTTGATGGCACGGTCACTTGGGCAGCAGTCAGCGCAGTTTCCGAACAACTGCAGAAGCTGGCACCCAGCGCAATTATTGAATTGTTTCAGCTGGAATTGGTTTCAGGATTGCACTACGACCCAGCAAGTCCACCAGCGACAACAACGTATTATTTCCACGCTGGCACGAACGAACTAAGCGGAAACATTGTCTGGGCTGGTACGACCTACAGCCGCTTTCCTGTTCAGGCTGATGGGTTTGAGTACGCAGGCACTGGCCAATTACCAACGCCCAGTCTGACTGTTGCCAACCTCAACGGCTTATTAACGCTGGCGTTGATTGAAGTAAACGCTTACACCGCTGGCAACGATTTAATCAAAGCAAGGGTCACACGCATCAGGACGCTTAGTAGGTATCTGGATGCTGTCAATTTCACTAGCGGCAGCAATCCGACGGCAGACCCAGAGGCTGAATTTCCGCGTGAGGTTTATTACATCAGCCGCAAAACTACTGAAACCCGCGACACGATTTCATGGGATTTGGCCAGCAGCTTTGACATGCAGGGTGTTGCAGCACCCAAACGCCGAGCATTGCAAATGTGCCAGTGGAAGTACAAGGGCGCAGAATGCACCTACAGCGGTGCACTGCCAACGTGCTCAAAAACTCTTGAATCCTGCGAACAGCATTTTGGAGCTGGCGTGCCGTTGCCGTTTGGCGGTTTCCCAGGTGTGGGACAGTTCGGATGATTATTAAAGATGCCGCCAAAGCTGCTGCCTTGGCTCATGCACAGGCTGAGTTTCCGCGTGAAGCTTGCGGTTTGCTGCTGGTAATCAAGGGTAGGCAAAAGTATTGGCCATGCAAAAACAAGGCGCTAGCCAGCGCAGATTTTTTCCAGCTTGATCCTGACGATTACGCAGCGGCAGAGGACAAAGGCGAAATCATTGCCATCATTCACAGCCATCCAGCCAGTCGCCCTGTGCCGAGCATGGCGGATCAGATGGCATGTAATCGCAGCGGTCTGCCTTGGTACATCGTCAATCCACTGACCTCACAGTGGGGCGAAGCACTGCCGAACGATTTCAAGCCGCCGCTTATTGGGCGGGAGTATTGCTGGGGCAGCTTGGATTGTTGGTCACTGGCGCGTGATTGGTACAAAGAAGAGTGGAATTTAGATTTGCCTGATTGGGATCGTCCTGGCCGTTTTGATTGGGACACCGCGCCACGATTTGACGAGCTGTATGAACAGGCAGGTTTTCGTCAGGTGTCATTGAAACAGGCGCAGTATGGCGATGCTCTGTTGATGTCGATTGACTCAAAGGGCTTGAATCATGTGGCAATTTATTTGGGCGACCAGTACGTGCTGCATCATTTGACCAATCGCCTATCAAGTCGTGATTTGCTAGGGGAGTGGCTATTAAAATGCGTGGGTAAGGTGGTGCGGCATGAGGCTCGTTAAGGTCTACGGTCAGCTTGCGAAGCACCTAGGTCAGCGAGTGTTTCGTGCTGATGTGGCAAGCCCTGCTGAGGCTGTGCGTTTTTTGTGCACCAATTTTCCCGGCTTGGACCAGTGGCTGATTGACAGCGACCAAGATGGCATCAGTTATCGGGTGAAGGTCAGCAAGACGACGGTGGGCGAGGAAGATTTTGGGTTGAGCTGCAATCCTGATGCGACCATTTCAATCACGCCGGTGCTGACTGGTGCTGGTGGCGGAACGGGGCAGGTTTTGGCTGGAATTGGACTGGTTGCAGCATCATTCTTTTTCCCTGGTGCTGGCTTGTTTGGAACAACTGGCTTATTTGGTGCAGGCTTAGGAACTACTGCCGCAGGTACAGCGGTTGCAGGCGCTGCTTTTGGAACTGCTCTTAGTGCCGTTGGTGCGTCACTGATTCTTGGCGGCGTGGCGCAGATGATTACGCCAAAGCCCTCACCGATCGGTGCACCATCAAGCTATGGAACCTTGGGTGGCGGCATCAGCGGTCAAAGTCAAAGCCCAATTAACGATCCACGCGCCCTGCAATCCTTTAACTTCAACGGCATTCAAAACACAAGCACCCAAGGCGTTCCCATTCCGTTGGTGTACGGCAAGGTGTTTGTAGGTAGCGTGGTTATTAGCGCAGGCGTGTTTAACACCAGCAAGGTATGACGAAGAAAAAACCTGCGATTTACGGTGCCAAAGGTGGCGGTGGTGGCGGTACAGCCAACGTCACTAATTACGCGACGCAAAACGTCTACGTCAATCCTGACATTCGACGGCCAACTGTTGCAGGAGACAACCTGCAATCAAAGGCGTTTGCGCGAATCCTGGATTTAATTAGCGAAGGTGAAATTGAAGGCTTGGTTGATGGCAGTAAATCAATTTATTTTGATAACACGCCGCTGCAATCTGAAACGGGCGTTTTTAACTTTACGGGAATAACTACTGAAACCCGCACTGGCACACAGGATCAAACTTATATCGAAGGTTTCTCCAACGTTGAAAACGAGCAGTCCGTTGGACTGACAGTTGAAGCATCTAACAGCCTGTTTGGCTCATGGGAACGACCTGAGGCTGGCGGGGCGGACTATCCGCTTTACAGCGTTGGAACTTATACCCGTAGTGGCGACACCATTACGGTCACATCGACCAGTCACGGACTGACAACTGGCGACAAGATCTTTCTAAATTTTGAAAAAGCAGTCAATTCTTTTGACAAGCTTTACGAGATTACGGTTACTGGAACAGACACTTTTACGGTCACTTCAACGCGCAAACCGGATCTTTCCGCAATTAGGCCATCCAACGGCAGTGTTTATGCATTAAAGCCGTATTTGCGAATCAATGCGTCAACTCGTGACGCGACAAACTGGACAGCACGAAACATCTACATCACCTTTCTGAAGCAAAGCTCAGACATCAGCCGCACTAAGAGCACGATTTACGCAACTAATCCAACTGCGTACAATAAAACTTATTCTGTTATTCCCGCCGAAGATATTGAAGGTGCGGGCAACGAATCATCTTCTTATTTTTACATCCCATGGACTGACCCGATTGGGGCTTGGGGCGTTCGACTGCATATTGACGGCGGTCAAATCAATGTTGCCGATGGCACTTATACATACAACAAGAGTTTGTCGCTGCTCAGTGTCTATGCGCCAAACCACGGTTACAGCACTGGAATGACCATCACCCTGCGGTTCCGCAATGGTGTGCTTAAGGGACGCAGGACTTATACCGTTTCTGGTGCTAACACTAATTACATTTACGCAGTTCAAACCGGTTTTTCTTCAACTGGCGGTGGTGAATACTTTGTGGAGGTTCCGCATACATCAGCGGCAGTCACTCGGCAAATTACCAATACCGAGACAGACCGCGTTCGCTTCAACATCTCTGTTCCGTCTTTGCAACGTCAACTGACGGATACAGGAGACGTTACCGGCTCAAAATTTATTTATGCAATTGATTTTCAGTACAACGGCGGCGGCTTCTTTGAAGCCAAAAACGAAACAATTAAAGGTAAAACTACAGGCGGTTTTAGTTTCAGCCGCGAACTAAATTTTGCTGCCTACGCGGCCTGGGACAGCGCCACAATTAGCAACAACTTCCCTATCGACATCCGCGTTCGTCGTGTTGATGAGGACTCAGAGACTGCCACTGTTGTCAATGCTTTTACTTGGCAGTCCTACACCGAAATTGTTGATGCCAAGCTTCGTTATCCCAACTCGGCGTTAGTGGCATTGGAGTTGGACGCTCAACAGTTCAACAGTATTCCAAGCCGTACTTATCACGTCAAAGGAATCAAAGTTCGCATTCCAAGCAACGCCACAGTTGATTCAATTACTGGCTCTATTAGTTACACCGGCATTTGGGATGGAACGTTTGGTGCTGCAGTATGGACAAGTGATCCCGCGTGGATTCTTTGGGACGTTCTGACTTCTACTCGCTACGGGTTCGGCAACGAAATTCTTACAACAGCTGAAAAAGCCAGCTTTGATGGCAATGCAAGTCGTTTGGACAAATGGAGTTTTTATGCGGCCTCGCAGTATGCCGGAGAGGTGATCAATACGGTTATTGGTAGCACGGTTATTAGCGAACCGCGTTTCTCCTGCAATGTCAGCATTCAAAGTAGGCAGGAAGCCTTCACGCTGGTCAACCAATTACTCAGCATTTTCCGCACTCAAGCGTTTTGGTCAAACAACAGTGTTGTGCTGGCGCAAGACCGCCCGCATGATCCGTCCTATGCCTTTGGTGCATCCAACGTTGTCAACGGCGACTTCAGCTATTCGGGCAGCGACATCAAAACCCGACCAACTGTTGTGTTGGTGCGTTACCAAGATCAGGACACGCGAGATGTTGCTACTGAGGTTGTTGAAGATGCTGCGTTGATTGAAAAGTATGGCATCGTCACAGAAGAGATTGACGCTTTTGCCTGCACCAGTCGCGGCCAAGCAGCACGAGTTGGACGTTGGTTGCTTTATACCAATAGCCAAGAAACAGAAACCGTCAGTTTCTCCATTGGTATTGAATCGGGTGTTATTTTGCGCCCTGGCATGGTCATTAGCATCAGTGACCCAACCAGAGCTGGCACACGTTTAAGCGGTCGGGTTACTGCTGGAGTTCTTGATTCAATATTGATTGATGCCGATCGCACGGTATTGCCTGGCGATACGTTATCCGTTGTGCTGCCTGACGGTTTGCTGGAAAGCCGGACAGTAACCAGCTACAACAGCGGAACTCGTGAAGTCAGTGTTAGTCCTAATTTCAGTGTGGCGCCACAGAAGAATTCTGTTTGGTTGCTGGTTAGTTCATCGATTGAACCAACAACTTGGCGTGTTGTCAGCATTGCCGAGGATCCGGAAAACGGCGTGTATGGCGTCACAGCACTTTCGTATAACAGCGGCAAGTTTGATTACGTCGAAGCCGGCGAAGCGTTACAAGAGAAAAAAATTACGGTGATTGGTGATGCACCACCTGCACCGGCTGCCTTGAGCTTTAGTGAAAGTCTTTATACCGACAACCAAAAAGTTTTTGTCCGTGTTTCCGTCGGTTGGGAGCCTAGCGAGCGTGCGGTTGCGTATCAGTTTCGCTACAGGGTTGGTGAAGGCAACTGGATTCAACTGCCGCAGACGGCGACCAGCCAAATTGACATTGAGAATGCAGCAGAAGGCAACTGGGAAGTTGAGGTAACTGCAATCAGCGTTGTCGGCAAAAAGTCTTTGCCTGCTTCTACTAGCTATGAAGTGATTGGCAACTGTCTCTTATACACATCT